ATATTAGAAAAAATTACTTTAATGTAATCATAAACAATGTAACATATTCTAAAGTTTCAATAGTAGATAAACCTAATGCTGATGTTATCGCTCCAGTTTATTCTGGTTTAGGAGTTTTAGAACTACGTGACGTTGATTCTAACACCATCTTATTAGAAAATTTAGGAACTATTGATTATGATACGGGTGCACTTGACATACCATCAATTAATGTAGCATCTGTTAATGGTGCAGTGCCTGATATAAGAGTTAGTGCAACACCACATGAAGGATCTAAAGATATTTCTACTGACGTTTTAATTAGAACTTCAGAAGAACAAAAATTTGCAGTTACTCCTTTACCAGCAAGAAATATTATTTTGAATTTGGACAAAAGTTCAGTTGATAGTTTGAATAATATAAGAGCCGGAGTAACGGTTACAATGGTACCAAGAGTAGCTGACTAATGAGTGTAGCTCCTAGATTTCAAAAATTCTTAAAAAATATTACCGTCACGAACGGCGGTAGTGGATTTCAGCCAGGCAATTCAAATGTATTGACTTCTGGAGACCAGCAATATGCTATTGACTATTTTGGAGAAAACTATGTTCTTTATTTTGGACAAACTACAACTACTCTTGTAGCAGATTTAAAAGTATTAATCGGTGCGCCAACAAGTACAATACCCGGCGATGATTTAGTACGAGCAACAGCCACAGCAACACTAAGTTCTTCTGGTGAAGTCACTGCAATTAATATTACCAATATTGGTGACGGATATATCACAGCACCAACTGTACAGCTTTTAGGTACTCCTAGTCTATTAACAAATACTTCAACTACTGACATACTAAGAGATGATGGCACTTATACTGGTATTGCAACTACATCATCTGATGGAATAGGAACAGGACTTACTGTTGATATTGTAGTAGAAAATGGAGACATTGTTAAGATTTTACCTACTGGAGGAGAAGATTATAGAATAGGAGAAGTTCTTTCTGTAGGTGCTATTACTATAGGTGGTACAGGTGAAGAAGATGACATTACGTTTACTGTTACAAAAATTAATGGTGGTAGTGGATTTACTGCAACTGTAGAATTAGATCAAGTTGGTAAACAAAATAGTTATTATCCAGAAAAAATATCTACTACTGTAACAAATCAAATACCAGAATTTGTTCGTGATGAATATCCTCTATTTGCTACGTTCATTAAAAAGTATTACGAGTATCTTGAATCTAATACCACATCGTTTGGAATTTCTCCTACGAATGTTATTAATACCATACAAGATAGATTAGATGTTGACTTTAAAGATAATTTAGAAGAAACAAGTACTGATTTCTTAGATGAATTTTTTGAAGATTATGGTAAAGATTTTCCTGTTACCATGCAAGCAGATAAAAATCTTCTTGTTAAACACATAACAGATTTCTATACTTCTAAGGGTACTAAAAAAGCAATAGAAAATCTATTTAAGATAATGTACAACGAAAACATCGAAGTTTTCGTTCCTAATTCTCTTGTTCTAAGACCATCAGACAATAATTGGTCAAGGGAATATGTCGTTAAAGTATATGAAAATATATTCTTACCTGCTACTGGTGGTACAATATATGACCCCACGGAGTTTGAAGGTAAAGCAGTTATTATAAGTTACTTTGAATCTACTGGATCAGTTACTACTAGAAAAGAAAGAGAAACGGTTGTCAAGCAGGTTAAGAAAATTTCTTACACTGTGCCGCAAGCATATGAACTTACTTTAGAATTACCCGATGATTTTGTAATTCCAAGTATAGGAACAGGAGCAACTTATACTCCCGTACTTGGTGGTAAAATTGCTACGATAAATTCTTTAAGTGGAGCAGATGCTAGTAGAACTACTGGCACTTATGTTATAGACACTACAGAATATACAACAAACGGAAATGGTACTGGTGCAGAATTTAATGTGGTCGTTGATAATACTGGTCAAGCTACAGTATCGATTACCACAGTAGGAGATAACTATGCTCCTGGTGAGACTATTACTATTCCTGATACAAGATTAGGAAATGGTGGTGGCGCCGCGCTGACATTTAATATTGCAACAATTACAGATGGTAAAATATTTTCGATTACCATCGATAGTGCTGGTGAACAATACTCAGCAAATCATCCGTTAATTGTAACAGCAGACACAAGTGATACAATTACACAAGTTGCTGAGCCTCTTGTACGAGTTACGGATGGCAAAGCAACGTCTGTAGTTTTTGTAGACGATAAAAATGGAGTTGGATATAATCATATTCCTCAATTGAGAGAATCACTTTATTTCCAAGCGGCTTACATAAGTTTGCCAACTGATGACAGAACTGATGCAAACAGTAAAAGAGCAATACCAAATAGAATTTTACATAAAGTTGCAGTAAAGTCAACAACAGGTGAGGCAAATGGAGGCTTTGCTGTTGGACAATCTTTTCAAGTCGATGAAAATGCAACGTTAAGTCCATACGCATTAGATTATTTTGGTGAAGATTACACATTAACTGGTATTGCCAATCGCGCATTTGTCAAAGTCGCACAAGTTGGAACAGATAATTTCCCAACGGCACTAGATGTAATTGCTATCGGAGTTGGATTCCAGTCATCTACATTCGACTTTAATATTGTATCTCCTTTAGGTTATACAACAACTCTTACTTGTACTACTGGGTATAATGCAGTTTATCCCGGAATCTTTGAAGACACTCGTGGATTCTTATCCGATGCAAATAAAGTACAAGATAGTAGATTATATCAAGCATTCTCATATCAAATTAGATCGGAAAGACCTAAATCAGAATGGGGTGAATTTGTAAAACGAGCGGCTCATCCATCTGGTATGGTAGCATTCTCTGATCTACAGATAAAAAATGCTATTGATTTTAATACCGTTACTTCTGTTGATACTGATCTATTCTTCTATGTGGTTATGCCAGATATAGAAGAAGTTCTTGTAAGTGAAACGGTTGCAAAAGATATGCACTTGCCTTCAGAAGCAGATACATATGCAACATCTGAGCCATACTATTCTATGGAGCCAGGTCTTAATAAAGTAGATATTACAGACTTTACTGAGTTACTTGCTAAAGATATAGAAACTGTTTATACAGATGAAGTTAATCCATTCCACGGATCTCTTGTATTCGATGTAGAAGCTGTTCTGATTGACAACAGTATAGTTGATGATAATGCTCCGTTATTTGTTATTGAAAGTGTATTGGCAGATACTTATGATGCAGATGATTTAACTGCACTTGAAACCAGTAAACCACTTTCAGATTCTTATCAGTTTGAAGACACCGATTCTGAATATGCGGTAGATTACTTTGCAAATGATAATGGTAATTATACTGCTGGTGTTCCTCTTGTAGTACTTCATTTTGATAAACATTTTGATCAGCTAACTTTTGGTGCATACGCGACAAATTACTTTGCTGAAGACTATACAGATGAAACTTCAGAAGCCAACTCAAATAATGCTGGTGATAGGGTGCACTATTCAGATGTACCTTCAGTCGAATGGCAATCAGGAATTATAGCAGATACATTCAATGTTCAAGATAGTGCTGTGGTTACTCTGATTATAGTTAGAGCGGTAAATGATTCACTGACAACTGCCGACAATGTAGAATTATTAAATATTGGTTTGGGTCCAACAGAAATAGTTTCGACTGCTGACCCAATAAATGTGATGAATGTTACCACAACATATACAGATACTTACGCATCACAAGATGTCTTGACCGGAAAAGATGTGGGTATGATACCTACAGAGTCCATAGAAACATCTGAAAATGTGTTGAAATTCCCAAGTATAAATAAAACAGATACATCAAACGCAAATGAATCTGGATCAGTTATAAAAACAGATTTTGTTGATAGTACTGATTACTTCTTAGAAGATTATGTCGCATCTGAAGTAAGAAGCATTGCGTAAGTGTTATAAATAGAATTGTAAAATGTTCGTAAAAACCCATAGGAGATAAAAATGGACAGCAAGTTAAAACTAAACGCTACAGGCAAGTTGCACGTAGCACTTTATGGACCAGATGGTTCTTTGAAAGAAGAGCGTTCGGTTACCAACGTGGTAGTAGACGATGGTCTAGACCACATCGCAAGTAGATTGGGTGCATCTTCTGCTCCAACTGCAATGTCACACATGGCAATTGGATCAAGCAGTACTGCCGCAGCCTCTGCTGATACAGCACTTGGAACAGAATTGGGTAGAGTTGCATTAACATCTACTACTGTTACCAATTCATCTGTACAGTATATTGGAGATTTTCCGGCTGGTACTGGTACTGGTGCAGTAGTTGAAGCCGGTGTATTGAATGCATCAAGTGGCGGAACATTATTGTGTCGCACTGTTTTTGCAGTGGTTAACAAAGGTGCCGCGGATACGTTGAAGATTACTTGGACCGTAACTGTAGCTGATTCTTAATATAGTTTAGGTATCTAATAGTGACTTTACTACTTACAAATCAGGCTAGAGTACAAAACGCTAGGTCATTCTATAGGGATGTATTTAACAATAATGACTACTTTTATTTTTATGCGAGTAGACCATTACCCTGGACAGATGACCTGGTACCAACTATTCCTGAAGACGCACAAACACAACTTTCTGATGTTAGGCGCGATGCTCTCTTTGTAAAAAGAGTTCAAGGAGCAGATTGCTGTCTTCTTGCCACGCGCAGAGATTGGGTAAGTGGTACGGTTTATGATCAGTATGACGATGGTTATACAGCATCAAATACTGCAACTAGTGGAGCTACATCTTTGGCATCATCATTGTTTTATGTGATGACAAGTGATTTTAATGTATATAAATGTATTGAAAATAATAGTGGTGCTCAGAGTATCAGAAAACCAACCAGTACAGGCTCAGAAGTATTTGAGTTAAATGACGGGTACAAATGGAAATTCATGTACCAAGTTGCTGTGGCAGATAGAGGTAAGTTCTTAACGGATGATTATCTTCCTGTAAGAAAGGCTTCTGGTTCTGGTCAACCAGCATTTGATGTAAATGGAGAAATTGATACCCTAACGGTAACTGCTGGTGGTTCTGGATATACTAGTGCACCTATTGTCACTATTGAAGGTGATGGAACAGGAGCATCTGCAACTGCTACATTAACTGGTGGAGCAGTAACAGGAATTACTTTAGATACAGAAGGTTTTGGATATTCATTCGCTTTTGTTAAGTTTACTGGTGGTGGAGGCACTGGTGCTGCCGCTACAGCTACTTTAGGATCAACAGAGACAGATACACTACAGTCAAACGTTGAATCACAAGCAGTAGCAGGTACTCTTGATCGTATTGTAGTTACCAATACTGGAGTAGACTATACTTCCGGTGATGCATTAATCACTATTACTGGTGATGGAACAGGAGCAACTGCTACTGCAACTATTAATGCAAGAGGAGAAATTACGTCAGTTACTATAGTATCACCAGGAACAGGATACACTTTTGCTGATATTACTGTTACACAAACTTTAGGTACTGGTAGTGGTGCAATATTCCGAGCAGTGGCTTCTCCTATTAACGGTCATGGAGCACACGCACAAAAAGAATTGTTTGCTACAAATCTTGGCGTAAATGTATCATTTGCAAATGATAATGATGATATCATTGTTGGAGATCCACTCTCATCACCACCTGCTGGTCAAGATTTTAGACAGATCGGTATCATAAAAAATATTACACAATATGGAAGTAGCACATTGTTTACCAATACAACTGCAACTCCATGTTTTATAGTTTCAGTATCAAACACAGGCGAGTATAGTTTAGACGATGTTATAACATCATCTGACGGTGGAAAATTTATTGTAATACAAAAAGTAGATTCTGACGACAACGCCGCATACGATCAAATATACTTACAACGAATATATGGCAATATAACTGCTACGTCAACATTAACAAACGAGACAACATCAACTGGAAATTTGAGTATAAATAGTATTACAAACCCAGAGATAGATGTATTTTCAGGAGATATCCTTTACATTGACAATAGACGACCTGTTGTCAGAGATGTTGATCAAACAGAAACTATTAAAGTCGTATTTAAATTTTAGGACAAAAAAATGGCACTAGACCTTAACGTATCACCATATTATGACGATTTTGATGCATCAAAACAGTTTGAAAGAGTTCTTTTCAAACCTGGTGTAGCCGTACAGGCAAGAGAATTAACTCAACTTCAGTCATATCTTTCTAACGCTATCAACAATTCTGCTAGGTTTGCTCTTTCAGATGGTCAAAGAGTAATTGGTGGTGAGTCCACAATTTTACGTAAACCATATATTAAAATCAATGATGTTGACGCTTCTGGCACTACCGTTGTAGATGCTGAT